GGCTTTATAAGAGCGACCATCAAAAGTATAGATACCTGTCCTGCTATCGTATGTTCCTTTGAGCGGTAGTGCGGGCGGTCTTGGCATAATAGAACTCCTTTTCTATTTGTTAACCTTTATATCTCCCATCCCATCATGGGGAGGGGTAATTACTTTTTTACGTGGGATCCCATCCCCTGTACTCTTGGGGGTCTGGTCTTTGCCCTGCGCCTTGTCCTGGTCTTTCTTAGCACGCTTAAGCATTTCATCGGCATCAACCGTTTCACCAAAGAAGCGATAAATGACGCGCAGGAATTCATCATTAGAAACCAGAGCACGATCTCTAAGATTGGCAAGTACCTCGATCATGTAGTAGGCGGCTTGTGATAGTTGGAGATTATCCCTGCTTGAAATGTCGGCGCCGGTGACGGAAAGATCTATTTGTTTGTTAATCTTTCCGTCAATCATTGCACGACGGTTAAGAGCAACACGCAGGATGTCCTCTATCATCCACAAAAAATACTGCTGACGCTGTTCAAAGCGCCGGAAGGTTGGACCTCCTGCGGCGTCTGCCGTTGTGCGGGTGGCGCTTTCGGGTTCTGCAAGGAAGTGGAGCGGAAGCCCGCAACCTGCAGCGATCATCTTTTTGAGAGCCAGTCCATCCTTTTCGGCATTACCACTGTCAAGGCGGGGATGGATAACCTTCCATGATTCGGTATCATCGGCAACCAGGATACTGCCAGGCTTGGGCGGGTTGGCGTTGAGTGCGTTCTGCCTTTGGACGCGTTGGGCTTCGGAAGCAAATTTCGCCTGGACGATATATAAAAAAGCATTGCGGTAGCGATTGAGCCGGGCGCGATCTTGCAGCCAGTTCGAATATCTTGAAAGCCATACAAGCAGGGGGGCCAGGTCTGGTTCACCCCACTGCGCGCCGGCCGGCCGGTTGATTGCGTACTGCAGGACGGCGGGTTTGGTTGGATCGTCGGTGTTGGGGTCGTAAGCAGGAAGCGGTTCTGGTGATAGATTTTCCAGATCAGATTTTAGTTTAAAGTAAAGAGGTTGTTCAACGTCATTTTTTTACTGATGATCTCGTCAATATGAGAAGCGGGCAACAACCGAATGTAGGTCATACCGGCCGCATCGGTGGTGAGGATAACAAACAGATTACCGGTGCGGGTGAGTTCATCACACATTTCAGAAACGCGGATTGTCATTCGGTTGAGGCGGTGATTCCAAAATTCAGAAAAGAATTTTGATGCTTTGCTATCTTTACAATTTATAGTGAGCCCGCCACCAACCACATATTGAGAAGTGAGCTCCACAATCCGGCGGGCAAGCGGGTTCAAGCGCCATGCTTCAAGAGAACGTTCGAGGATATCGGTACGTTCGTATGTGTAGCGATCTCTCTCGGATTGTGAGAGAGAGCGTGCACCGATAAGCAAAGTATTTTCATTCTCAATCACAGCAAGCTGCGCATTGAAAAGGTCATTGACTTGTTTCTTAATATAGCGGTCGAATATGCTCATCTTTTATAACCAATCCCTCTCGCCCAATTTTCAAGCAACCGTTGGCGTGCGTCTATCTTTGACAAGTGAGAAATGATTTGAAGAATATCGCCATCCCCTGGAAGCGGTTCCGTTTCACCCTGGCCGGCCAGAGCGAACAAATCGGGCAGGTCGCCATTGAACCAGTTGAGGTCAATGGATTTACTCTCGGCTCCGTACTTTAGGCCGTCACCCTTTGCGGAATATTGCCAGAACAACCAATCGAGCCAGGGAGGGGGGATGGTGGGCTTGTCGGCTTTGGTGTAGTGGGCAATCCACAGTGGATAATATTTCCACTTGTCGTCGATTTTGTTTGTGCCTTTGATCTTGCCGTGAATGTTCCAGTAACCAGGGGATGTATAGATAATGGGGATGCGCTTAGTAGTTGATTCGACTACTTCCAGGAATTGAGCAAGCAGGGCATTGGAGGGGTATATATCCCCATAGTTGGGGGCTTCAAAGTCCGCAACCGGCGGTAGTTCTCCTGGATCATCTTTCATAATGTCGCAGAAGATCCTCGCTTGTAAAGAGCCGGATAACGTCCAACGCAGGAAGTGATAACCACCGCGAAGCAGTCCGGCGGTCTTGGCTGCTTTCCAGTTGAATTCAAAGTCACGGTCAATCGAGCCACGTTCGGACACCTTGATAAAAACAAATTCGGCTCCGGCGGCTTTGGCTTTTTTGAAGTCAATCTTTTGGGCAGTGGACTTATCATCCTGCCAATGGGACACATCGATACCTGGAATCATGTGTACATCCTTTCAAAATAGAAAAGTGGTTTCCCCGCCCACCGCGCGCCTTGATGGCGCTGGAGTGCGTGGATCCTCACTTCAAATCTCTTGATTGAAGTTCGGATAAAATTCCGTTTTGATGCACATAGCAGAAAAACGGGAGTGTGAGTTATCCACAGAGTTATCCACAGAACTATACGCATTGAATCCATTAGAAACCTTTGTCCAATTCGGGCAGAGGATCATCCCCCTGGATAATAAAAAGTAGGTGCAGAGATTGACCAGTCCTCCTCGTCAAGTACAGCACACATGGCAGCACTGATCAGCAGATCATCATGTACCAGTTGGCCGGTGGCAGCGTCCCTGGTTCCATCGGGCACGCCCCACCGCACACGCTTTTGGGGTCCTTCAAGTATTTCAAATTCACAAAAGCTAATCTGCTTCCAGAATATTTCATCATCGGGGGTGTAATCCTTGAAGCGTCCACTGTCGATGATGCCCAAGAAGTCCCACAGCAGATCTGATTTTGTGCGGGTATTGAAATCAAATTCAATCACTTTATCGCCCATTGAAGCGGATAAGAACGATGCCATGCCCGCACCAACGCCGGTGCTGTCCACGGCAATATAGCGGACATTGAATAATTCCAGGATGGCTTTTATATCACCGTACAGTTTGGAGTGTTTAGTACCTATCCATTCCCGCCGGTGAATGACCTTATAGGATGGCTTGCAAATAAGCGGGTCGTCCACTGTGGACAAATCAACCTCAAAGATTGTGAGTGAAGTACTGTCTCGGCGGGGGTTGGCCAGTTCTGCTGTTTCCGTGAAAGCAGTTACCGAATCAGAAATGACAGCCTCATCCTCGCCGGCCAGGTCGAGTGTGGCCGCGTACAGCTTGCCGGACTGCGGAACGGCGCGGGGGCTGTGTGATCCCCGCATGAGTGCCTGGCGCTCGGGCGGGAACAGCCCCCCCTCCGCGTCTATTTCCTCGCTGAAATACTGCGTCTTAACCAAGGGATGATTACGACCCAGGCGGAATACCTGCCCATCGACAAAATCACCCTAGGCTGGTACTTCTTTTCTGACATCATCCGCAGTTAGAACAAACACTCTCTTAATACCATCCTTTTTTTGTGCTTTGAGAGATGCCCGCAATTCCCTGGATAGCAGGGTTCTGGAAGTCCAGGCTGTTCCCCAAAAAACCCTGGTGGCGTTGGTACTGGCTGCCATTGGTGCGATATCCTTGTCGTACTTGGTGATGGGTACGTCCTGCGCTTCGTCTACTTCGAGCAAGACTGAAGCGGTCGCCCCCACGATGTTGGAGCGGGGCTGACCGCTGAAAAAATAAATCCTTGCCATTCCGCAACGGTAGATATATCCGCTCTCTTTTGACCAGTGTTTCTTTGAGATAAGATTTGTACTGAGCACCATTTCGAGCCGGCGCATGGCGTTGAGCGTCTGCGGTTTCCAGGTGGGGGAAACCTTGACCATGTCGCAAGCGTGCATGATATGTATTGTGAGTAGGTAAGTTTCTATTTGTGCCTGGAGTTCGTTCTTGCCGGATTGGCGGGGAAACATTACAACAAATGACAATCCTAATTTTGATTTGATTGAACCGATAACAGCCTGGGCAACGCCGCGCTGATATTCTCTGAGCGTGATGTTCGAGCAAGTGTCGATGAATAAATCCTCGTCGAGCATTGCAACCTGTCATTCACCAGTGAATATGTCACCCTAATCCACCAATGAAAATGTCACCCCGATTCAACCATTTCCTTTTGACGAATGAGTGTACCATTCAACCGATAGCCATAATTCTGTTTC